AAAAAAGTTGGTAATAAAAGAAGAGCTAGCTTTTGTGCGAGGATGAAAGGCATGAAGAAAAAACTTACATCTGCTAAAACTGCTAATGATCCAAATTCAAGAATTAATAAAGCTCTTAGGGCTTGGAATTGCTAGTTTAATTATATGTAGTATTGCTATGGCTGAGATAAAAAATACAAAAGATTTTATGAAAGCAATAGAAGAGGTTCGTCAGGAATATCCTGAGGATTCTATTGAAAGAAAAGTACCTACAGGATTTATCGCTACAGTAGCTGCTGCAGAGACTGGTAATTTTGAGTTTAAAGGTGCACCAACAGCTAAAAAAGGTAACAATTATTTTGGAATGAAACCAATAGGTGATCAAGATTTTGTTACTACTACAGGTGGTGTTAATATAGCTAGTTTTCCTGACAGTAAAGCTAGTATAAGATCTTTTTTATCTTTAATTACTACAGATGACAGATATAAAAGTGTTATGGAGTCTACAGAAAAAGTAGAAGATATGTTTAAAGGTATGAGTCCATACGCAGAAAGAACAGACTATCCTAGTTTTTTAGCAAATGTATATAATGATAGAATTAAACCAATAATAGAAACAGAAAATATGCTGATTCCTAAAAGAAAACCTATAGTGAATCAGATGAATACACTAAAATAAAAAGGGGAGCCATATAGACTCCCCCACACAGGCAACACAAGACATCTAGAGTATTTACTCTAGGTGTCTTTTTTTTTGGTCTGATTGATACAACGATCTATCACCCCATCTTTTTGTCCAGAGATAACTATTGAATCTTGAAGTACATCTCTCAACAAAATCCATAATTCTATTGTGCCAAAACATCTTTCTAAACCTTTTGTATAAGTTGTTTGATATCATCTTGTAACTTTCTCCCAACAGCATTAGCATGATTAATTACAGCAGCACATAGATTACCATGATAAGGATATCCTTTTAATGCTTCTCTAACTTTACCCACAGGTTTACCACCGTAATCAATTACAATAGCATTATCTTTATTTAACCCTATTTTTAACTCAAATAATATACCAGTGTATTTATCTAAATTATTTTTTTCCATTATCTTTCTCCACTCCTTTAGGGTCAAAAGGCATTAATGATGCTAAAGTGTTCATAATAGTAACAACTTCTGCATAGGGTCTAGTCATTAAATATCTCATAATATCTTTTAATTTTTCAGAATCTATAAGATATTGTTTTGGTTGTATATTTTTGTCCATTTGTCCTCCTATTAAAATGGTATGTCATCATCATCAACACTATCATCAAAATGTTTAGACAATGTTTTTAAGTTTTCTTCAGCGTTAGATATGTTAGTTAAAACTTTATCTAACTCATCTAAAAACTGAGGATGTTCACCTATAGCAACTGGCTTATCAAAATACACTTTAGCTGTTGCTTTACCTGCAGCTATTTCTGCCTCGTATTTACGTTTAAGTGCATCTATAAATAGATCTCTCATTACTCTGCTCCTTTAAATTGGTAGTATTTGTTTTCTACTAATTCCTCATCATCAAAATAAGGATTAGTTTTTGCTGCCACTGAATCTCTGGCATCTCGTATGGTTTGATTTAACGTTCTACCTTCACGCAAACAACCTGCAACGAAATCTTCTACTTCTATTATTGCTTGTTTAACTTGACCCATTGTTGACCTCCTGTATTAATCTATTCAAATACCAGTGTGCCTTTTGTAAATCTTCTAAAGGCTCACCTTTAAATTTATATCTAGAAACATATTTTAATATGTTACCTTTTAGATATCCGTGATACTCATCATCAGTCATACAATCACTAATCACATCAATAGTTTCTTTTCTACCATGTAAGTAGTGTGCAGGTGCATTTACACTATCATATTTAATCTCATTTTCATATGACATATCGTGACTATGATCTTTTTGATAGTGGTAGGTTCTTTTATTTTTTACCATATTCTCTCCTAATAGTTTTAATATCAATTGTTTCTATATTGTAATTACCATCTTTCACTTCTCTTTTAAGTACAAGACCACTCCACCACATATGCTGTGTATCTCTAGCAAAATGTTCTGAATGATTTAAATAACATCCTGCAGATAATCCGTGTATCTTTTTACCATTTGGTAAAGTAGATATAGCATAATCTAACAAATGACTATGGCCTACTGTAGCAGAAACTTTGTGTTTTGTCAAGAGAGTTCTGCCAATATTTTCTCCAGATATAGCTGAACCCATAATACCAGACGGAAAGTGATGTGCATAATATACACCATCTACAACTTTCATTTGTTTATATGGTATCTCTTGCCAACCATACTGTCTAAATTTAAGATCACTAATTTTTAGTGTGCCATCTAACTCTGGATTTTCATCTACGAATCTATCTATTCTATCTTCGTGATTACCATGCAACATAATCTTTCTAGGTTTATGTTTGCCTAGACCTTTATTAAATAAAGATAATGCTTCATGTGAATGCTCCATATCTTTTTGGTATCTTCTACCTTCAAAGGATTTCTTTGCTCTATCATAACTAGAAAGAGAATCCATACTACAAAAATCACCCATACATATTACATGAGAAACTTTATAATCTGCTGCTACTCTACCTGCCCACAGAAATCTATCATTGTTTGCTTTAGGTGTACAATGAGGGTCACCTATAACTAAGTGCGTTGCCATTAGTTTAACTCCTTATCTCGTTTCTTTTTTAGGAACTCAAGAAAATCTATAACATTAGACTCATCATCAAACTCTGCCACAGAACTGATTGTCATATCTTTTCCACTCTTGTTTTTATCTTCAGCAAATCCACGGAGTCCCCACAGAAACGTTGAATGG